TCGTAACCGCGCCCGTGTTGTCACCGGCTGCGACGAAATAGAACATCTGACCCGCAGCGTAGGCCGCGACCGTGGGCGATCCGACCGCCGTGATGGTGTCGGTGCCAGAGACGGAGGCAAGGAGTTTGACGACCGTGGACTGAACCTGTGACAGATTTGCCGAGTCGGCTGCCGCAGACCCCGCGCCAAGGCCCGTGAACTTGTAGTTCGCCATCGGGATGTTGGCGGTAACGGTGGTCTGACCGTCTTTGGTGATACAGGTAGATAGACCCGTCGCCAGATCGGCTGTCAGCGCGTTAAACGCGGTGGATGAAATGACGGTGCCAGAGACTACTGGCTGACCGGCGGTGTTGATTAAGAACGAACCCGAGCCGTTGAAAGACATTTACCTATACCTCGGTAATGGCATAAATTAAAAAGGAGACGTTGTAGCAAATGGTGTTGGGCGCTCTTCTTCGCCATACACACCCGCACCCGTTCGCAATGCCACAATCATTGCTTCTCTCTCTTTTGGAGAAAGTTTGCGCCTAAATTTTTCTTCAAAATCACGAATCTTTTGCTGCTCTTTGACACTACCCGTTAACAATTGTCGCGCAAGTCTTGACCCGCGAGATTCTCCATACAACGGATATGTCAAACCGCCCGCGACATAGCCCGCAATCTGACTAGGCGCTTGCCGACCCGTCATTGGCTGCCTTGCGGGAAAAGTCTCTGACGCTTCCATAGAAATGTCGCGCATTGGGCCGCCGCCACGGGCGTATTGACCTTTGGATTGCGTGCCTTTGCGAACTTCTTGAGCAAACTGTTCTGGGGTAAACCCTTCTGGCCTATTTATTGCCCGGTAAACCGCGTTTTCTACAACTTTTTTGTTAACGTACTTTTGGTCAATGGCCGACAAAGCCGAACTTACATCGGGCGGCAACTGCGATTCTAACGCTTGAGTAATTTTATTCTCTGCATTTTCAAGCAAATCATCCGCTTCAAACAAATCTGCGTTTGGCGTAGCCCGCAGTTCACGGACTTTGCCTCTAATGCGAGATCGCGTTTCAAGCAAATCATCGCTAGACAAAGTTCCTTGTTTTGCTTTGTCCATCAAAATTTTAATTTCGCCGTCTAAAAATTTATTTGCGTAGTTACGCGCTGCTGGCTTAACTGGCGCTGATTTTGGAACCGGCAAAATGCTTACAAGGGGCATATTTCCCCCTTGCGTTCGCATAATGGTTGGCGACATTGGGAAGCCTTTGGCAACGTCATACGCTTGCGTATAAGCCGCTTCCAAATCCACCATCATGTCTTGGATATTATCTTTTGGCGTAATTTTAAAGCCCGGCGGCGCGGCTTCTTGAGCAATTACGCCTTGGGTTTCCCGCCATCCTTGCGCTCGGGACTTGGCTACTCGGGGGCCAAATGGGGCTATACCCATCATGGCTTCTTCAATCATTGCCCAATTGCTCTCTGGATCGGCTTGCCCCGGAGTTAACGTAACGCCACGCCGAGTTAAATTGCGGGCCGCATCCGTAGCGTCTACGCCACGGGTTAACGTGCGATAACCACCGCCAGCAATCGGTATTAAAGAGGCCGTTCCAGCGCCAAATGCAGCGCCTGTTTTGCGATCCTCTGGCCCCGCCGTAATTGCCCCAGACAAACCGCCTTCCGCAGCCGCCCGCGTAAATGGGCCGCCATACCCAAAAAACTTCATTCCTGTTGATGCAGTACGTCCAAATGGTCCAGTAATTGGGGTAAGTGCGCCAGTTTCGCCGATGAACTCACCCGTTGCTCCTGCCGGGCCTTGCGTAAAAGGCTTATTACGCTCCAACCGCTCTACTGCGGCTTCCGTTGGAATAATGCCCGTCATTTCTCCAATGTTTGTAATGACGTTTTCTGCTCCAGCACCAACGCCCATCAATGCGCGCAGAAACGGGTTAACTTCACCCCCAACCGTTCCGGTGCGCGGATTATACATACGCGCTTGCGGCGTTCCGTCTCTTGATGCGGGCATCGGAGTAGGACGATGCGTTAACATTTCAGTTGTTCCAGACTTTTGCTCCATAGCAAGTCTGCGCTTAAAACGTTCAACCTCGTCTTGAGTAAAATCCGTCATCGCGGGGCTCCTGTTGCGCCTTGCGAGTTTTTCCAACGCTGATACCGCTCATCTTCCGTTTCAAGTCTTTTGTACGGTGAGCGAGTTTCAGGGAACGCTTCTTCGTAATCATTAATCAACGAATTGTATTCGGAAATTACGTCACGTTGTTTTTTCCGAATAAGATCGCCAATTAATTTTCTTGATTGAGGATCATCAATAATTTTTGGAAACGCATTCATTAGAATTGCAGTTTCTTCCCTTGTAAATCCGCGTGCGCCGCCTAACGATGATTGAACCGTTAGAATAAGATCGTCTATAGCGGCTTGAAATGCTCGGCTGTTAGACAATTTATCGGGGTCAACATTTAAACCAAAACTGTTCAAGAATTGCGATGCGCCAATGGCACCCGGAGCAAGCGTTCCGGTGTACGTTCCCGCTGATGTCAACTCATCCATTCGGTCAACCGCTTGAATGATGTTGTTTGCCGCAGTTGCTTTTGGACGCGCTTTTACAATTTCATCAATTATTGCGCCTTGCCATTGTTCGTTGCCTTTTTTGCCAAGGTCAACCGTAACCCCCGGCGGCGGCTTGTAACCCGGAATTTGCTCCCACGATTTTGTTTCAGCGTTCCATTGCAAATTGCCATGCGTTGCTGGCGCTTTAACTTCGGGTGGTTTTTTATATCCGGTTTCTTTTTTACCGCCGCGCTTACCAAACTGCACAAGTCCTTGCTCTGTTTCGGTTGGAGCGTAAAATTCTTCACCCTCTGGCGTTTCCAACATTTTGGCAAGACGTTGCGCCATAAACGGACGGTTCTTTAGCGCCGCTGTGCCAACTTCCGTAGAAGCCATCTCTAACGCTTCTTGCGGATTGAAACGGTACTGCGCGGTCGGCGTAACTTCTTGCAACTGTCCTGATGCACGCTGCGCGGCTTCTTCCGCGTCAATACGCGCCATCTGTTGTTCTGGGGTGCCGTAATCAGGCAACTCTGATACACCTCCCATGCGCCCAGCAAGACGCTTGGCATATTCAGATTCAATACCCTTTGCTTCTTTTTCTGATTCTCCAGCCTTACGCTGCTGCCGAGCGGTCAAAAATGCCTGTAACCCCTGTACCAGCGGGGCAGCAGAGGGGATCGGCGCTGACCCAATGTCCTGCGGCGTGTAAGCCTGTTGAGCAAGCATCTCTGCCATGCGCTGACGGCGGCGGGCTTCCATCGCCGCACGCTCGTACTCCGTTGGCATTGCAAAGGTTGGGGTGTAACGGACTCCGTTAGACATTTTCAAAACTCCCTCTGTCCGGGCCGCCCTGCGGGTTCACCATGCCGGGGGTCTTCGGTCTGCGCGGGTACATACGCCCGTACTGACGCGGTGCGCCGTTGATGTCAGCGGCGTTCTGCGGGGGGCTGTACTGCATATCGGTCTGTGCGCCCGCGTTGTTGCTCACTTGCTGGCTTTGGCCTTGCATTTGGAGCATACGCGCTAAACGCTGACCACGACCGCCGTTCATGGGGGGCGAGTTAAACGATTGGTATGGTGTTCTCATGTCAACATCCCGTAGTACACCATCTTGTACCCTTCAGTTGGGTGTGTGGTGACCGCTTCTGGTTTAACCGTTTCTACTTCGTCAGCCATTACGCCACGCTGACGTTCTCCAAATATGTCGTATTCGTAGATGCCAATGCCGAGCGGGTGTGTGCCAACGCGAACCACGTTTGACTTTAAGCGGCGATCTGATGGGGTTGCACCGCCCGCTCCAGCCGCTCCAGCCACACCCTTTCCAAACAAGCCGCCCATTAGCCCGAGCGGGCCTCCAGCGGCTGCGCCAGCAATTCCAGCGATATTGCCGAGAAGACCCATTTGCGCGTTGTAACCGGCAACTTGGTTCTGGTAGTTCTTTTGGGCAAAGTCACCCGCTGCGGTCGTAGCACCAAAGATCGGAGCGGCTGCGACATCTGCGCCTTGGTAGGCTTGGAACTGCGGCAACTGTACCTGTGCGCCCGACATGATCGCGGCGATCTCGTTGAGCGGTAACTGACGTAGCGCCAACTGCTCCTGCAACCCTGCCTGACGCTGTGCGTTCTGGAACGCTGCGGCGGCCTGTGCTTGATTGAAGCCCTGCGACTGAAGTGCGGCAGCGGCCTGTGCTTGTTGGAGTGCCGACTGCTGCTGTGCGGCAAGCGAGGCGTTGTAGAGGCCAGCCATATCCATCTGCTGCCCAAAGCCTTGTGCTTGACGAGCCAACTGCGCTTGATATTGCTGCATCGCGGCGGCTTGGTTCTGCGCCAATGCTTGATTCTGCAACTCTTGTGCGGTGACTTGCTGACCAAACACTTGTTGGGCGGCGCGGTTTTGTGCCTCGGCAGCCGACATACCTTGTGCAAAGTTCTGCTGCACGGCTTGGTTGTACATCTGCTGTGCTGACTGACCCATCGTGAAGGCCATCTGCTGCGCTTCGCGTCCAAACTGCCCTGCGGCAAGACGCTGCTGGAAGTCTTGCGCCTGTGCGCGGTTCTGCGCCTCTTGTATGGACAGCCCCTGTGCAAGGTTCTGCTGGAGGGCTTGGTTATAAAGACCCGCTTGCTGCGCCCCCATGCCAAACTGCGCCTGTCGCGCTTGGTTGGCCAATTCAGCCTGTATCTGCCGCTCACTAAAGCCCTGCGCCCGCATCTGGGCATCAAGGCCAATGCCCTGCAACGCTGACTGCTGAAGAAGATCGTTTGCCCGCTGGTTGAAGAGTTCAATCTCGCGGTTGTACGCCTCACCGCCCGGTGTCAAGCCTTGGTTGCGGAGTTGGTTTTCTAATGCGGCACGTTCGCGCTGCAATTGCGGGGTTAGGCGAGAAAGGATTGCCTGTTGACCTGTCATTCCTGCGCTGACAGGAAGGTTTGCAAGGCCACGGGTATCAACCCCCTGCTGGAGCCGCTCGGTTGGCACAAAGCCCCGTGCAAAGCCGTACTGGCCCTCCTGTGGCCCATAAGATACACCGCCAAGGCCCGCTAAATTTGCGCCAACGATTTCACTTGGCGCGGCAGGGCCAGCCCCCGCCATGCCAAACTGACCGACTTGTGGGCCGTAGTTGACACCTTGTACGTTGACGTTCGCCCCTGCGCGGCCCATTGCCGTAATGTCGGGGGTTGTGGGCAACGCTTCGCGCTCAAAGCCGCGTTGAAACTGGCCCATGGAGGCAAGATCGGGGACAGTCGGCAATTGACCGTACTCAAACCCGAACTGCTGCTCGGGCAAGCCTGTCGGCGTAAATTTCTGCCCGTAAACGTCCCGAACCGTGCCGATAGCCTGTTCGCCAAGGCCCGCTAACGCCTTCTCTACCCGCTGCTGCGCCTCTAGGGTCGCCTGTGCCTCGGGGGTTAAATATTGCTCAATGAAGGGCGTGTCTAAATCGCTGCGGGTTGTAAACTGTTCCCGCGTGGGTGCGACGGGTGCGCCCGATGTTGGGTCATAGCGTAAGCCGCCTCTTGCCGAATAATCGGGGTATACCGGCTCACCACCCGGCTCCACCGCTGCACGCGCAAAATCATCGCCTTCAAATCGCCCGCCCATTATTGCGCCACCGGGCATCCCTGTCGGAAGGCCGGTGGGTCTGCCCGACGGCGGCGCGTATGGCTGGCCCGACGCTTTCGCAGCGTTGTACGCCTCCAATTGCTTGTTGTAGTCAGCCATCGCCTTGTCGTAGGCGGCTTGGTCAAACACATCGCGTCCAAACGTGACGCGCTGTCCACCGAGGGGCGTGCTGATGTTGGGGTTGGAAAGGCGTGCCGTGAGGCGTGCGGCCTCAAGGTTGGCTTGGCCCTGCTGCTGCGCGGCGGCAGCGTAATCAGGTGCCGGTGGAGGTGCTGGCGATTTTTTGCCCATAACGGTGTCCTAAAAAACGACACGCATCGCGTGTCATGGTCAGGAAAACAATATCACCGTTGGTGTCGGCATCCTTCAGACGCGCTTCCTCGGTGAAACCCATATTACTCACAAGTTTTAACGCTTTCACGTTCCCGCTACTGACGGGGGCGATGATCTTGTCAACCCCGCAGACGTTGAACGGATAATCAAAGACGGCGGCAAGGTAGGCGGGAGTCAAACGGTCAAGGAACGCAATATGGCAGACGATAGATCGCCCGTTCCAATTCTCGTACACCACGCCACACACCAACTCGTCGCCTTTGCGTAGCCCAATGGCGTTGGAGCGTTCGGCGTGATAGCCGCCGCCCGTCTGTTGACACACCCATTCGCCCACATCGGGGCCGCTTGTTATATGCCAGCCCATCCGAGTTGAAACACTACGTCTGTGGATGCCCATTGGATGTTTAGTTTGTTGGAACTGCTCTGCAACTGAATCGCACCGCAGTAACCAACGCCTGTCACACCCTGCCAATTGTTCTGAATCTCAAGGTCAGACCCCCAAATCGCCGTATCCCATAGGCCGGTGTCCCACAACCCCACAACCGGGGGCGTGAACGACAGCGGGGCTACGTTGTCAGCGATATTGAAGTCCACGTTCATGCCGACCGTGATGGACGGCGTGCCGTTGCTGAAAATAGACGGTCGCGCACGGGTAAAGATTTTCTTTACGCCTCGCGTCTCAAAGTAGTTAAACGCTTGCAATACCCGACCTTGGATGTTGCTCGTATCGTCGGTGTAGCCGGTGGAGCCGGTCGTCCACGCCTTTGCGACAAACCCTGCGCCGCCCCAATACAGTTCGTCGTTAAGGATCGCAAAATGGTAAGCGTGCCAGCCCGTAAATTTGCACCACGCCTTTGTGATGTTGTTCATCACAAACTGCTCTTGCCCGCCATCGCGCACGGGGACGTTGACGATCAGCGCGTTGTTTTTGGCGTTATAGAGCAAACACCAACCGAAATTGTTTTGGTAAGTTGCTGCTGCTGCCGCAAACGCACCTTGAATCTTGTCCGATAGCGCGATGTTGGGGTCAAGGCGGGAGGACTGTAGTGCCGAGGCCATCGGGATTAACCCGTCCAGCGTCAGCACCAAAAGGTCACCGCCGTACTTCATCAAGCAGCGTTCGCTGATCGGCGCACCGACGATCCAGTTACCGATTACGGCCCATGTAGAGGCCGATGCGGGGTCGGTTCCGCGATATACGATGACCTCGCCCTTGTCGGTCACAAATACAAGGTTATCGTCTACGCCGTAGCCCGCGTCAATCGTCCATGAGGCCATGCTGACGAGGACACCGCCAAGGCGTGCAACGGCAGAGAGGTCAAACTGTACCGCCGCACCACCCACACTCGCGGTCGGCAGATACCACGCTTTGAGCGTGTCTTTTTGGATAAACCACAACCGATTCTTAAACAGCGTCGGATGGGTGAGCGTGGTCGTGGTAACGCCTGTGATCGCGGGGCTAGACGCGCCGTCAATCGGTGTCCATGTTGACCCGTTGTAGAGCAGGGGTTTGTCAACGCCGTTTGCGGCGTACAGATAATTGCCGCCCGAGGTCGTGACGTTGGTGTATTCCCATCGGGCGTTGGTCAAGCCGCTAACGACCGCAGCACCAACCGCTCCCGCAGAGGTGACATCGTAGATATTGCCATCGGACACGGCAAACAACTTGTCCGTTGTGCCGCCCGAGTACGTCATCAACGTCTCTACGTCATCGGGGAGGCCCGTTGCGTGCTTTGTGTAACCGCCACGCAAATTGACGTTAGACACACCGGGAAAGTAATTCTCCAACTGCACGGCATCGGTCGGTGCCATGTTGGCAAGCGAGTCGCGTGCGTTCCAGCCACCCACGGGCGAGGGAAGCGAGGCGACATTGGCCCGCTGCTGCTGAACGAGTCTGCGGCGTGCGACGACCATTAGTTGTCGTATCCGTAGCCAGAGTCAGGGATGTTGTCGTAGCCGATCAACACCGTACCCGGACGCGGGGCAAACGAAAGGTTTGCAGCCGCCGTATCCTGCCCAACTGCCGTTTCAAGTTCGGCAATGTAGTCGCGGAAGATGGCGGTCGTGTCAAAGCCCTTGGCCTCAAAATACTTGAGTTTCGTACCCAGAACCATTACGCGGTCTGGGTAGATCGCCGTATCGTCGTCAGCCGTAAACGAGTTCTTTGACGCACCCGCCGACGAAATCGCCCACGCTGCGCTGCGGTACTCAAAGCCGAGCAACTCGCCCGAGTCCACACCGGGCCAAATCTGGAAGTATTTACCAAGCAACCGCCAGCGGATACGCGGGCCGGTGCTGATATAGCCCGAGAGGAGCCATTCCCATTGCTGCGGCGACTCGGGGCCGAGCATCTCCCAACGCTTGCTCTTGTCCCAATGCGTGCGGTTGACCGTGCTGTAGTAGTCAGCGGGCAGGGCGTACTTGACCTTTTGGAAAGCAAGCGGCTGATTGACTTCGGTGGAGGTCGGCAGATAGTTGATGACCACCGACACCGCGTTCGGCACAGAGGTCACATACGTTGCGTTCGGGATACCTTCGCCCGACACCTGATACGTTGTGTCTATCCCTGCGCTGCTATCTACCGTCAGCGTTTGCGAGGCCGATGACCACGATCCGTTGACCGAAATAGCCTCCGTGTAAAACGTATGCTGTTTGGTCAGTTCGCGCCAATCGGCCCGACGCAGCAACTCGTACCCACAAGCGTTCATCAACGCAAGAATTTGGGATACGTCTTGGTTGGGGTTGCCCGCGACCGTTGCCGGTACGGGAAGGCCCAATTCACCCGTCACTTGCTGGACGAGTTGCAGCATCGTTGCCATATCTACGCCTCTTTAACTTTTGGCGGTCGGCCTTTACGGGGCTTTGAGGCAAGTAACGCTGCCATCTGCGCCTGTAGTTCAGCCAACTGCTTTTTGGTGTTATCCAGTTCTTCCGCAGTCTCGCTGCGGTTCTTTTTGGTGAGGTACGCCTTGGCACGCTCACGCAGTCCCGTACCGCCCATGCCGATACGCTGCAACTGCGCGTCAGAGGCCGAGGCCACCTGTTCCACCGTCTGAAACTTCAATATCTGTAGTTCTTCAATCCAACCCCGGTTGAGGGTTTCAGGCTCGTCCTTTGCCCATTCGTTCAGCGAGGTGCCGATTGGCGTTGCGTCCTGTTCAGACTGTTTGGCCTGAAAATACAGCCATTGGCGCGGGAATCTACGCTTGTGATCCTCGCGTACAGGCTGCTCAATGATCGTGTTCTTGTCGCCCGGAATCATAATCCGCACAAACGGATGACCTTTCCAGTTCTCAACGTCGGACACAAAAAACTCAACTTGCAACTGTGAGTCGCCGTTGGCTACATCGCTATCTAGGGGCATCGTCGTTCTCCTGTGGGGAAATTACAGGTTGTTGACCTGTGTGATCGTGCAAATAACTGACGGAATCGCGGGCCACACGCTTGTGGCGGTGGCTGACAAAATTCTAACGCTCGTATCATCCGTTGCCCACATCAATTCAACGTAATTGGTGGGTTCTAACTG